AAATCAAGATGATTTATTCCGAAAATTATTACGTGATGATGAGGTCTTCCGAACTTCCCACCGTATTCACCACATTGAAAATATCTGACTTGATTGGGAAATCGGCGCTGAAGTTTTTTGAGGAAGACTTTTATGTCTGTTTTATTTAATGATATGGGGTCTATTGCATATGTTAAAGTCAAGAACATATTTCTATCATGTTCAGTACTTTCGTGATAACATCTAATAGCCCATTCATTAGACTGATTAAGTCTGCATTGAATGCAGTTACTACATGGGATTGTAAAAGTTCTATGATTTTGACCATAGAGAATTTGATTTTTCATGCCGAACAAGATTTTATCATCTACTTGAACGGCATGTAAAGGTTTTATACAAGGCATTTTATAACCTTATGCCACCACGCATGGGTGATGCCTTGTAATTTTTTTTGTTTACTTTACTTGCAGTACGAGAAAATAATCTTTTACTTTTACGTCTACTCATTTTTTTTCTGTATTTCATTATTGTGCCCCATATCTAGTAGTGGCATTTTCAAAATAAGGCATATCGCCTTTTTGGCCACTCCTGGTTGTTGTTTTTGTTGTGAATGGAAACATACCTTGTTTTATGTCTCGGAACATCTGAGTTGCTGATGTTCCATAATTTGCAAGTTTATCCATATGTCGATATACGTATTTATTTAACCATGAATTTTTAAAGTCTGCATCAGCTCTTGAAGACCTGGCATCTTGATAATTTTTCATGCCTTGCATAGCTTGAGAGAACGCAGAGGAAGCAGTTGTTATAAGATTAGCTTCCCATTGTCTTTGCATTGCTCTCGCAGTTGTTGTTTTTTCTTCTGGATTTTGTAAGGTCGCCATTGCTCCAGCTGGTGATGACGCACCTTTATTTACTGATAAGATTGGATTTAGACCAGCATCCCTAAGGTCTTTTACCTCTCTTTGATGTGCAGTATTAGACATTCTTTCCTGGAATGCCATTTGCTCACGAGCAAGTTCTATTTGTTGCGCATTAATAGCTCGAGCAGAGGATGCTGTTGTTTTTGCCCCAAAAGGGTCAAACCATTTAGCCATAAGACCTCCTTTAGAAGTGGTCTATTAGACCAGGTACTGAATATGTTGGCATTGGTCGAACACATTTCATATTTATATACGAGTCCATAATAAAATGGGGTTCGTCTGTAACTGCGATTACTCTATCGATTGGCGGATCTGATACGATAAAGTCGCTTGATAGTGTTGGAGCCGTTGCAAATTCTTCTGATAAGTGCCACACATCAAGAGATTGTGGGTCTACACTTCTTAATTTGCCTGTTATTTTTGAAGGGTAATATCTGTATTCTGCATACCTTTCTTGATATCCGAAGACTAAATCGTCTTCTGCTGGTACACCTGATGCAAAAATTTCTTTTTGCAATACGGCCTGTTCGCCGAGATGTGAGAATACAGGGAAATAAAAATCTTCTCGTGTACTACGAGAAAACATTTTTGGTATGCCTGTTTGATATGTTAAGTCTGCTTTTACATTTACAAGCCCTATAATAATACTATGTTCTGTAAATGATTTTGAGAAGCCGTTGCTTTTGGATGCTACTGTTCCGTATCCCGCAAGGTTTCCTTGAGGGGTTGTCGCATCTGTTGAGCTTGTTTGTTGTACTGCATTTACTATTACAGGAACTGAACCTCCTCCGAGGTATTCTGGACGTTGTAATCTTGAATCGGGTGATACCACTCCGAAATGTGAACGTACAATTTCTGTATAACGTGTTCCTCCTCTAGCATCTCTTTCTATGAATTTTTGAAGTTGAAATGCGGTGCGTAATGAGTTTATTGTCGCGCCTGTTGATGCAGTTAAATCTGCATAGATATTTGGATATCCTAAATTATCTGGGTCTTCTTCCACGATTAGACGTGAAGGAATATCAGTAGTTGCCGCGATTAATTTAGAAGGGCCGAATATTGTTGGACTTGTTTGCCCCGTTTCATATACTGATGCGCCTGTTGATGCAGTGTAATCTTGGTCGCCACCAGCTATACCTCTAACGGGTGCTGAATCACCGAGAGGTAGTAATACACCTTCGCCTTTCTGAGGCCAAGGTAGACATGATGTGAAGTAATCATGATTTTTGCATCTTTTCTGTATTACATATATATTTTCATTGTCGGGGCCATCATCCTTTGATTCTGTTCTGCGGTCTTGCAGATTTTGGTCGCGAAAAAATTCGTTATATATCATATTGTAAGCTCTAAATGGTAGAGCATTAACAGATATATTTTCTACTCCTGTTGGTATGCCGAAATAATCGGCCATTCCACCTATTACGCATCCACCAGCTGGTGGTACTACTTGAGGCACAAGATAGTCGGTTGAGTCGCCTGGATTATTCTGTTCACCCATGAATTTTTTGAAGTTGTTCCATACTAATCGTAATGGAACTGCGAAATAGAATGTCTCTAATCTTAAGTTATCCATGAATGGAACTATTGGGGTTGCTAATCGTGCGAATATTGTTGCATTCATTTTGAACGTATCGCCTGGTAATGCTTCATCTACGAAGAATGGAACCAGGTCTCCAGCATTGAAGGTAGTTTTATAGCCATGTGAACGATTGAATGCTGAACGTGGTATGTTAGCTTGTGGTACTTTTGAGAAGTCATGTTTCATTACTGATTTCATCTCTTGTCTCCTGTTCTTTAAGTTTTTGTTCTAACGTAAGTGTTAATTCACGTATTTCTTTGATGTGATAGTATATTTCTGATAAGTGTACTCTGATTTGCTCTGGTTTGCTCATTTGTAAGTCCTCTTTGAAGTAATTTAATACTTCTCTTGGGGTTTTTTTGGTTATTGGTTGTGTTGTGAAACAATACATTAGGTTTTACCTGTCTGTTTATGTTCCAGTTAGCCTATTGAATAATAAACTTACTAATAGGCTAACTTATAATACTAGTATTAAGAGCCTTGACCTTCGGTAGGCTCTGTATTTGTATCTTTTCTTGTATCTGACTCCTTTTTAGAGGTAGCTGATATAGCGTCAGATTTAGCGTCTGCGACGCTTTTTTCTTGTATGGTAGGGATGATGCCTAATTCTTGAGCTTCGTGTAAATTAGAGGCATCTGAGAGATATTCTACCAATTCTGCTGGATTATTGTTAAATTTGGCACGAATATCTGATGATAGTGTATCGAAGTCAGCTTGTGCCTGGACTAGCTTATTTTGAATTGTTTGGTATTCTTCTACGTTTGTGAAGTCTCCATACATTGGTTGTCTTGTTTGATTATTTGGGTTTCCGAGTATTCCTGTTGATTTGTATCTTTTTACTATAATGTTTATGTCGCAGTCGTCTTTGTGCGTTTGCTCCGTTTTGGATTTTGATGTTTCGACGGATTCGTCGAATATTTTAGATGCTAGTCTTGGATATATGAATCGGCCTGATGTTCTTGTATTGATGCGCTGAACTTCTCTTGTATGATATATTTTTAATTCTTCCTCTTTACATTTTGCCATTTTAATTCCTTTCTTAATACAAAAGGGGTTATGATCTTAAGACCATAACCCCTTTTAGTGGTTATTTTGTTTCTGATTTTTCGCCCGGGTCAGGGAGCTTTACCCCTGATTCCGCGAAAATATCTCTTACTTTTGGAGTTAGTACCTCGATTGCAGTGCATAGCAATACGGGTTTTACATAAGACTCTACATTACCGTCTTCGTCATCAAAAAACCCCAGAGTGAATAGTCTGTAATCTTCTGGATGTTTATTTAAAGGACTGTCTGGATTATTTACAACGTCCACGAAGGAACGTTGCGCGGTTAATTGTGACTCTGCAAATATGGGAGTACCATATCTGTCTGCTTTAATGTCATATACACTGCAGATTTCTAATTGCATTTTGTTGCCTTTCTTTTTCTTCGATTTTCATTTTTAGTTTTTCTTCTCTAACGAGTGTCCCTCGCTTTTTATCTAAAAACTGGCCGTATTGATTTAATAGTTTTCTTTTTGCTAATCTAAGGCCAGAGAGTTTTACCTCTTTTTTATAATCGAATGTGCATTGAGAAAGAGCTTTCTTAATTCGTACATCTTTAATTATACTCATTTGGTCTGGATTGTCAAGAGAATAATGGCTATTGTAATACTTAGGAATGCTATGAGCTTTACCATTAATTCTTGTAAGGTCATGTTTAAACATATCTTCTTTATTTTTTTCATAGTATTTGTATCCAATTCCCTTTGTACCCGATTTTTTACTTCCTCGTGACATAGTGATAAATTCAGGGAGTTTATCGCCATAATGCGATTTTTGATTTCTTCCTGTAATTTTCTTGACGACGTACCCTGTAAGGTATCGAATTGATTTTTCATTGACCTCTCCTATGTTTGTTTGGCCATGTGACCATAAATCGTCGAGTGTTTTTGATAGATATGTTTTTCCTCCATTTTCGGACGTTTTTCCTCTAGTTACATCTTTAAAATCAAGATGATTTATTCCGAAAATTATTACGTGATGATGAGGTCTTCCGAACTTCCCACCGTATTCACCACATTG